TGTTAAATGTAGTGGAGTTTGTAGATGGGTTAATCATTATTTGAAAATCAGAAACGACTTGAAATCCATTGTCCTGAATTATACTAGAAATAACCCCAAAACTAACTGGGTAAATTATATAGGTAAAGTTTCCGTTAGTGTTTGTTCCAGAATCCCCAGATGTCTCTATGACAGACTCATTGATTAATCCGTCAAATATTGTGGAAAGACCATCAAACAATGTCTGAGCAGCAGCAGAATCAGCAAGAGAGGCTGTTGAACTAGACCCGACCTTAACCTTTCTCCTCCATTGAATGGCTTTATTTGCAGAAAATATGTTTATACTTTCCCCTCCCCCATCATCTACGGCAGAAACCTTGAAAAAGTTAGATGTAGGGGCTGAAGGAATGGACTCAAAAACAGTAGATAAGGTTGGGGCAAAAACATTATCAGCGAGTCCACTTTCATGAACGATATTATTAGCGATAAAAGAAACAGAATTATCTTGAGTTTTTGAGGTGTCGGGTATACTAAATGTAAATCCATTTATCCTAATTCCAGCCCCTACCTCTCTTACTGGTACGTTGAAGAGCTGTTGATATGAACTCCATTCGCCATTAGAACCAAACTCAGATACACTCAATGAGTTGATAGATATCACGGTGGTGTTATAAACAGAAAGCATATCAATCAATATATCCTCTAAAGAAGTGCCTATAGATATAGGCGTACTCATATGATCGAAAGCAGGGTCGTTGTTGGTTATGTTTATAACCTGAGTGGTTAGCGTCTCACCATCACTCCCAGTGCCTGTAGACCCATTGGTGGCGTATGTAATTCTACCCTTTTCATCTACGGTAATGTTTGCAGACGTGTACTGACCTGGTGTTACGTTAGTATCTGGAAGGCTTATAGTTCCAGCGGAGGTTATAGTCCCTCCAATGAGCCCCTCCCCAGCAGTTATACTGGTTACCGTTCCTCCACCACCACTGCCACCGCCCGAACCCACAGCGGCAACATAGCCTTGGGAAACTGTAATTGTATTGTTTGGGGATGGCGTTGATACGCTAATTGTGTTTTTAACCGTTGGGTTAGAAACAATGATCTCTATGGTATCTCCTACAATTACAGCCATGAAACAAAGATAAGAAAATAAAAAAAGGCCCTCGCGGGCCTTCTTTATGAGTGTGTAGGCTGTATTATACGACGGTAGCCTCAGGAAATGCCTGAGCAATTGCTGCGTCAACGATCACATCCAAATCTGTTTCTCCAGCGTCGTTATTGTACTGAACGTTTAAGTTGTGCACAAACACACCCCCGTTCTCTACTGCTTTCATGCCGATGTATACATTATCTTCATGAACGCTTACCTGCATAACAGATAGGGCTGGGTTTAGAATCGTGAAGTGATTCTCGAATTCTTTTTCGCCTTCGATAGACCAGGACTTTGATTGAAATGAAAATGCCATAATTAAAAAGTTTAGCGCAAAGGTAATTAAATAAATCTATTCTTTAATGCGTTGTAGTTTTGGAGAACTTCGGAGGCCGTGAGAACGCGATTATATAAATCACAAGCAGCTATATCTCCAGAAAAGTGTCTTCCACCCGCAGAGTCTTCTGCGCCAATAGCACAGCCTCCTGTTGATGAGAGAGGGTCTAGACCAGAGAGCACAGTCTCTACCAAGGAGCCATCGACATACAGCTTTAAGCTAGTTGAATCAAAAGAGGTTGTCACATAACTCCATTGGTTTAAAGTAGCGTTATTCGTGTTTACGCTTGTTGCCGTTGTCGAACTGTCGGTTTTTCTCACTAATGATCTGTAATTTGGGTATGCGCCGCCCACATCATAATATGTTAAAAACGGAGCAGGGGTGGCCCAGTTTCCTATTAATGAACCGTCAGAACTATTGCTTGTGGGGCGGACCCATAAACTATAAGTAAACGCATTATTTGAGGTCGGATTTAAAGTTGTTAATGCAACATAATCATTTGTTCCGTCAAACGTAATAATACCCCCATTTGCAGAGCTGTATGTAGGGCCATTGGTTAGCGCACCATCATTCCCCCCAATCAAATCTGACCACGTAGTACCCGTCCCTGGATAGCTATTATCGTTAGCTGCATCCACATAAAACACTAACCCGTCTGTAACGATGCTTGGTCCAAATCTGTAGCTCATATGAATCTGTTTTTTAGAGCGTTGTAGTTTTGGAGGACTTCGGAAGCTGAGAGCTCTTTATTGTAAACAGAACAAGTGGCTATGTCTGAGTCTCTGAGAAACCCACCGCTAAGAGCGTCTCTATTACCTATACTCATCGTCGCAGAAGAGTAGGATATGCTGTTGGTGGTGGCGGTGTTGTAATCCGTTGTGGTGGAAACAGATGAGCCGTCTATATACCATGAGACTCCACTTGCGTCTCCGCTGCCATCGTAAGTGGCACAAGCGCAAAACCATTGGTTAGCTGTAATCGCATTAGACAAACGAACCTCAATTCTTTGCGATGGGTAATTAGGCCATATCGTAAGGCCTATCCTCCTTCTGTTAACAGGGCTAGTACCTGGGCCAATTATCTCCCAACCTCTGTAAGGAGACGCTGAGTCTTTGTTCCCAATCACTATAGGAAATGCTACGTCATCCGCCCAGGAGAGGTTAATCCAAAAACTACTGCTAAATGGCTCGTTCAGGTTGAATTGAGTGGCAGAGACGGACCCAAAAGTCACATAGTCATCGGTTCCATCCAAATTAAGGTAGCCCCCGTTGGAGGAGCTGTAATCAGTGGATGGGGTGCCAGTCGTGTCCATGTTGGTAAGGGTACCATCTACTCCCCCAACCAAGTCCGTCCATGTAGCTCCAGATCCAGGATAGCTATCCTCATTCCCTGCGTCAACGTAGAACACCAACCCATCGGTTACAACCCCTATACTGCTCTTTACGCTCATACGAAACGGTTTTTAAGGGCGTTGTAGTTTTGGAGTACTTCGGCATCCGTTAAAGCTCTGTTGTAAACTCTCGCATTGTAAAAGGTGAACTTTCCATGATTTGAGTTAGCTGGGTACCGACCTAGGTAAGTAGCTGCATTAGCCGTGAATGAAATACCAGACACTGATGCCTCTAAAGCACCGTCTTTATAAAGTTTGAAGTCACCAGAGCTGTCGATTACCAATGTAAACGAGTGCGTCTCTCCTATAGGAAACTGCATATATCCAGCTGGTGAGTTACCATAAGCACTACCATTGTAGGTTCCGACCCTTGCGTGGGGGCCACCCGTAGTACCCCCCAGAAAGAACTGAAGCTTACTCCCCGTTCCTCCTTCTATGGCGAATATACCCCTGTTGGTCGTAAGTGAAGTGTAGTCGTTCCTTGCGGTAAAAGATATGGTAACGTCTGTGTTAGATGGAACGACTCCTGTAGGAAGCGTTATGTAGTCATCAGAACCGTCAGTCGAAATCCCTCCACCACTCCCTGAGTCAAAGGTAGGACCGTTTGCCAAACTATTGCTAATACCCCCTGACAGGTCCGTCCACGTATTACCGCTACCAGGATACGAGTTGTCATTCCCTGCATCTACATAGAATACTAGCCCATCGGTTACGATAGGTGCGTTATTTGCAAACCCACCCATTTAGATCTCTGCGTTAGGATCAGTCCACTCAGGTCCAGCTAACAGCGTAATAATCTCTTCGTGAGAATATTCCTGACTGCGTGTAGTAAGAGCAACTATCGAAGGTGGTTGGTCCCCTTCGTACTTCACAAAGCTTTGCGTGTTAGCTAAGTTCTTTCTCAGCGTGTCTGCTGATGTCTCCATGATTTCTGAGAAGTCTATCGTGTCTACCTCTGAGAAGTCAAAGACTACGTAATGTCTATTTTCGAAATGCATGATATTAAGTTAAAGTGGTGCTCTTCCAACCACCGTTGATGTACACGTAAAGATAGCAGGTGCTAGACACAATCCCTAACTGCATAGTGCCTTCAGGTGCTGTAGCTGTGGGTGCTGATGTGAGGATCTGAGGTAAAGCCATAGTTCCGTCAGAATTAGACTGGAACATAGGGAGGCCAGAAACATCATTAACGCCAAACAGCGTGCCTGTAGTTGTGGTGTCTACTTGGAATAAGTCGTGCGTACCGTCGTGTATTGTAAAGGTATCTGCTGTGCCTGTTGGGTCTAGCTCAATGTCAAGGTTGTACCCGTTGGTATCAATCGTTCTATCGGCATCTAGAGTTTGATCAGCAGTGCCAATGCCTCCTGATCCTCCTCCTCCACTTCCGTTAGCTGCCGCAGTAATTCTACCTTGAGCGTCAACAGTAATATTAGCTGCTGTATAGCTACCTGCTGTAACGGCTGTGTTTGCAAGCGCAATTGTTCCTGTAGTAGTTATCGGACCGCCTGTTAGCCCTGTGCCTGTAGCTACATTAGTTACTGTGCCTGATCCTCCTCCAGAAGGCGTTGCAAAAGCAAGGTCTCCACTAGCGTTTACCGAAAGTATCTGACCTGTAGTTCCTGTAGCCGCTGGCAAGGCGTATCCTGTCCCTGCTGGATCGCCTACCTGTAGCGTACCGTTTACTCTAAGGATGTCATTGTCAAACTCACCGTAGATAAGCGGGGTGGTGGAGGCGCTGTTCTCTATGTAGAGTTTGTTGGACTCTGTTGTTAGGGTAGAACCTGCTTGATACCCAATAAGGATGTTGCTTGCGCCTGTAGTGAGGGCTGTTCCCGCCTCGTAGCCTACTGCTACTGTGTTCGTGAAGGTTGATGTTCCGCTAACCCCTTTACCAGCTAAACTACCTAAAAGGGTGTTTTTATCTCCAGTTGTAATATAGTAACCAGTGTGATAACCTACGGCGGTATTGTTACTTGCTGATGTGGATTGGAGCAACGACCTGTACCCAATACCTACAGAGGATGAAAACGTAGATCCGCTAGACCCAACTCCAGCGTCTTGACCAACCAGGACGTTATAGCTTCCAGAAGTATACTTACCTGTAGCCCCTCCTAAATAGGCATTCATTTGACCTGAACTACCATATTGGGCAGAACCATATCCTATGGCGGTCACATTACTAAAACTACCAACTGTCGCGGCAGATGCACCAATAACAGTGCTCCCAGTCCCGCTAACATTGCCTTGAAGCGCTGCGTAACCAACAGCCGTAAGGTTGCTTGACGTTGTTGACAGTCTAGCCGAATTATAACCTATAGCTGTGTTTGATGACCCTGTGGTCAGGGCGTTGAGGGCCTTATAACCGACGGCAGTTGTGTTGGAGAAGGTGGAGGTAGAACCCCCCTTCGCCGCCAAACCACCAACCGCTACATTATTAGCGCCAGTGGTATACATATTGGCTTGAGTACCAACCGTAACGTTGTAATTTCCAGTTGTAAACCTCTGAGCTTGCTGACCAATAGCTACGTTTTGATTAGCCGAAGTAGCGTCTCTAAGAGTGAACGAACCAACAGCGGTGTTGGAGTAACCAGTTATGTTAGTTCCAGCATCACCAATAAGAACATTCTCTGTACCAAAAAGGGCTTTTATTTTCCCGTCGTTTCCGAGCTTGATCTTTTCTACCGCACTACCCGTCGTGTAGTCATTGACCTTGAGGTCTCCGTTGACTTGAACAAGACCCCTGTTAACTGATGCACCGTCGTTGCTGTACTCTAATACCTTACCGCTGTTGTTGTTAGCCGCATTGTGCTGAACGTACTTAAAATAGCTGCCGCTATAAGACTCAAACCCTTCTGTGGTTATTGTGAAGAAATCGTTATTTACAGAAGTGTCTAAAACCTTTATGGTTCCGACTTGCGTGCCGAAATCAATCCTATGATTGTTTCCGCTTTTCTGAAGGTAAACAGTGTTTCCGTTGCTTTCCCCCCACATCTGACCAGAAATACCGAACTCAATTCTGCCTTCGTTATTCCTATCTAGCTTCAGGTTACCGTCCTCAATGTAGATGTGCTTATCCGTACCGCTTACGTGAAGGGCTTGGCTAGGTGAGGTTGTGCCAATACCTACATTACCAGTGTTGTAGTAGATGTCGCTACCTGTGGTTGTCCACGGGGAGCTTCCTCCTCCTGACTGCGATACATATTCCAAAGCTGTAGCTCCTGAATTAACAGCCAACACCTGACCCGCCGTTCCCATCGTAGGCACGTCGCTTAGGTCTTCTATATTAGCTGCTCCTATTCTAGAGTCTACAGCCGCATCTGTGTAACCAACTTTTAAAGTGTTGGCTGTTATAGCGCTTGCTTGCGAGGGAGTGATTGTTGTTGTGTCTCCCGCAAGAGCAGTAGTGCTAGTGGTACCTAAAGAAAGCGAGGAAGCTTCGGCAAACGATAATTGACCGTTTCCGTCTGTCTTAAGGAAATGACCAGCAGACCCATCTGCGGTTGGAAAAGAGTAAGAAACGCTAGATGTGTCGCCTACCTGTATAGCTCCATTAAATCTTGCGTTACCGTTTACGTACAGGTTAACAGAGCTGGGTATTTGACTAGATTGATTTACCGATATAACCCCACTGGCCGCAAAAACATTTGAAACCCCTCCTCCATTAATAGAAGCAAATATAGGGTTTACAAACTGATTACCAGGAGATGGGCTACCCGAAGTCCCTGCTACAACATAAGTATCAGGAGCGTCCTCAGAAAGCTTAATGATGTTGTCTACTGGATCCCAGGTTAGATATCTATATGACTTTGGGTTAAGAGTACCAACGCCATCAAGCCCTAAGGTTGATAAGTTTGCAGTATTGAAGTCTATGGAAACTCCATCAATGTCGTTAATGTTGTTTATAGGACTAGCGTCAACTCCTGGTTGGCCTTGAATACCCTGAGGCCCAGAAGGACCGACTGGACCTAAAGGACCTTGTGGTCCTTGAGGCCCCTGAGGACCTTTCGATAATGTAATCTTAACCTTTGCCATTACCTAACTGAGTCGGTGGTTACGTCTTCATTTACCTTAAATGTACCGTATATCAAGGTGTCTACAGAAAGCACAACTCCTGCTTCATCATTGCCCGCTGGATCCGTCCTGGTTTGTTGAATGTCATAAACATAAAGACCAGAATCCATAGTCATGTTATCGGCATCAACAGAGAAAGTAACCAAGCCAGGGGTGTCAACAGAAATTTTAGGGGTTACATCAACTATATTCAACTCAGAGGTGTCGCTGGGTCGGACATCCATCTTAAAAGTGTATTTATTTCTTTGGTCGTTGAGATCTAAAGCCACATTGTTTTCGTCTTTAAGCTCTAAATTAAGTGTAAACGTGTCCCCTTTTCTACATATTAAATCAAGACGCTGTGACCTGTCTAAGTTTAAAACCTTATCCATATTAGCCTAGTATTTCTGATGTAATATCTCCTGATTCTTCTGGTAGCTCACTTCTTTCTCCCTGACGCTGAGAAAGCAACTTGCTTTGCTCAACAGCCTGCTTCTTAACCCTGTCGTCCTTCCTGTCTTCTTTAAGCACTTCGAGCTTCTCCTTAAAGTTTTCGTCGTCCTCTTTGAATCCAAGCGTAGCCTGAGCTTTGATCATCTCAATCTCTTTTCTAAACCCGTGCTTCACTTCCTCTAGCTGAGCCTCAAGCTGCGTCTTAAGCTGTAATTCTTGAGCTTTTAGTTGTGCCTCCATCTGCATCTCTTGCTGTTTAGCTTGAGATGTAGCCTGAGCAGATGCTTGCTGAATCTGAGCCTGCTGCTGAGAGTTTTGCATGGCGATTTGCTGATTCATAGCGATACGCTTCTTGCGACGCACTATTAACAAACGCTCGGCCTGGTTGATGTCCTTGAGTTGGCGAATAGCAATCGCGTCCTCTAGGTCAACTTCTTTTTGGGATAAAGCGATCTGAATGTTCTGCTCAAGATACTGACGCTCAGCCTCTTCCATCTCCTTTACTACACGTACACCGAAGTTATACATCGCTAGGTTCTTGAAAGAACTCAAAACAGACATATTCTCTGCCCCGATAGCGTTCTCGTAGATACGATACAGAATCGAGTCAGGGTGAATCACCTGCAAGCACTTAACGATGTCGCTGCAAACCTTCTTGTACAGCACCATAGATGAATTAGTGATGTCATATATAGCGTTGTTGGCTGCGGCCAAAGCCTGCTGCCTTACACCAACCAAGGCGTCTCCCTTTGGTGAAGAAGCATCCATCACCTCGTTAATCCCCGTAGCATCACGAATCATACGCAGGTAGTGGTTGTATAAACCGATGAGCTCGTTGATGTTTCGAATGCTATTACCGATCTCCCTGATAGGTGGGTTCTGAAAACCTCCCTCTGGGTTCTTGCTTCTATAGTAGAACACACCAGTCTGCTCGTAAATGTCATGAAGATCAAGAGGTTGCAGTTCACCACCTTTACCTAGCTGCACATTTTCTAGTCCCTCGATATCAATAATGATTCCGTCTGGCTTCGCCTTAGAAACAGCCTGCTGGATTTTCAAATGCGTAAGCTGCAACTGATCGGCGAAACCAATGCAGCTGTCAACCATAGACTTAGGCATCATATCGAGAATGTTCGTAGAACAAACCGAGTAAGACAAGTTAGTCTTAGAGATGTCGTGGATATTCTTAGGTATGTTGTTCTTCTTGCTGTAGTTAAACAAGAAGTCAGTTCCAAGAACGTAACAGCCTCCGTAGACAGAAGCAGACTCAAGTTTTACCACATCTCTGTTGAATACAGAGTTTTGAGGGCCTTTATAGGACTCCCCCTTAGAGTAAAAACCTATATTGCCATATCTGCTTTCTTTGCTCTCAAAGTATTCGCAGTCAACAGACATGAACTCAAAGTCCAATACCTCAACCATATACTCATCGTAGCCAAAGTTAGACTGGTTATTCACCCTATCATAAGACGACTGAGTTAGCTTACTTGCATCGTAACCATACTTCTTCTGAGCCTTGTCTGCTATCTCTTTAAACTCCTCTTCAGTGAATTGGTCTCCCGCCATGCGCTTCAACTCCTGGATCGGGACGTAACGCACATGACCAGCGTATGTGAGATCACCGAAGTCTGGGTCTTCTGTAAAGCTATGGACGAAGTTAATGGGATCTATATAGTCTGTCTTAATCCCGTAGTTAGGATCATTAGAGCGCTTGACTACAGCCATACCAGCAATAGCAAGATCATTCACGCATCTACGTAAAGTAGAGTCATTGAAGTCGTTCCACTCAAGTGTTAGGTTAGTGCCTATCTGGGCGGCAATCTCAGAAGACGACTTGATGTTATTACCGATAAAGATCTCAGCCTCCTCCAGTGTCTCTGGAATCTCTGAGGACTTCATCCCCACGCTAACCCCAGTCTTCTCTTCGATCTTAGCAAGCTGTTGCTTAGCCTGGATCATCATCTCGATTTTTCTTCGCTCCTTATCTTTTTCAGAAGAAGATAAAGGGTCGATCGCCTCCAGGTTTGGATATGGAGATAAAGACAGGATCTTATTGACCACAATACGCACAAACTTAGGTAGAATTGGTACTGGAGTAAAGTCAATATTGAGCATACTTCCGTCACCATTGTTCGGATCTAGTGAGGTAAGAAGAGACTTGTAAATAGCCGTGTCTTGCGTTCCGTTTGCGTATCGTCTGTTTCTTTCAAACGTTTTCTTTCTGTTCCCAAAGATGGAGTTTTGCTGGTCCATCTTACCCCACTGCTTGTATACAGCCTTAGCGTAACTAAGACCGTAAGCTTTGCTTTGTTTTTGCTCAGACGGAGCTAGCGGGTCTGGAAAGCTAGATTTTTTGTTGTTACTGTGCATCTGCAATGAGTAGAGTTCTTATAACTCAATGCAAATATAGTAAAACTAGAAGTGCCAAGCTTTTGGCTTGTGAGTCCTAAAAAACTTCTTATCACTAAAGCTAGAAACAACCTTTTCTTTTTTAGCTTTTTGAGCACCAAGAAGTGCTAATCCAGAACTAATAGTTAAGTCAAACTTAGTACGCTTGTCAATCTTGTACGCAATCCAATCTTCTAGAGTTCGGTTGAAGTACATGTTCCCAAACTCCTCAGTCTCAGCCTTTATACCTACGTGGTCGTGTATGTATGCTTCGATAGCCTGGGCGTGAGACTGTATAACATCCTGTGAGTTAGATGGGATCCCTTTAGTTCTCACATTCACCGAAGAGTTCCCTGTCTTAAGGAAGTCAGGACGATCCATTAAGTAGCCGTCGTAACCCCTTGATTCAAAGTACCTTACGATACCGTACTTATTGTTCTCTACAAGCAAAGGATATCCGTAAAAGAAAGCACACATCAGAACATCTTCATAAAAGATACTAGCTAGGTCTGGACGAGAAGCGTACTCCACTACAAACATATTTGCTGGGGCATCCATACTAAACTTATTGTATAGGTGTAGAGCCCCTTTAGAGCCCCTTCCGTCAACTGTAGCGTCTAAATCATATGAGTCAACCCCGCCAACGCCGATATGACCGTTAGGGGCCACCTTTTTGCCTCGTTCGTCTTTCTTCTGATTTCTTAAATGATCTGGTGGCATCCAGGAAACCCTAAACCTACCGTTTGGATCTGGGGAGAACACAACCTCCTCGTCTTTATTCCTCCAAACAAAATTACCCCTCACTACTGGGTTAGGAAACATATCCTCGTTAAACTCTATCTGCTGGTATATCTTACCGATATTAAACAGGCTTCCCTCAATACTATCTCTGAAGGCTTCATCCTCTGTAAAAGGAAACTGCCTAATTATCTCGTTAAGCTCAGAGGGGTCGTTTTTAAACGAGCTTCGTTCGTTCTTTAAATAGGTCTTACTTCCCTGATCAATGATTTCCCCGTCTATACCATGTATGTGTACGTTTTCGGAGGGATCATCAACTATAGCATTCCCATACACATCAAAGAAACCTTCTAGGGCGGCATACGCTGGTATGAATATTCTGTATAGTCCAGACCTGGTTCTACCGTTCTGGTTTCTTTCGTTGGGGTCAGAGTCAGCCCACAGCTCTCTATATTCCTCCCCTCCTTTGTTCATTGGGTTTACCGTGCTACCTACAAGCGCCTTTCCCACTACCCTTTTACCCACGATCAGGCAAGTGCGCTCAATCCTCCAGGCTTCTCGGATATCAGTAGGTTTCTCCCATTTACCAGCCTCATCGAGGTACAGCATATGTAGCTTCTCCCCGTCATATGCGTTATTAGTGGTGTTCTTCCAGTTAATTACTGTATTCAGGGCATCGCCGATCTGAGAAGTCTTATTATTCTTTGTGATACGCTTAGAGGGCTCGCGAAATGCCAGCTCCATACGGGGGTTTGTGGTACCGTCCTGAATAGGCTTAAAGAAGAATGGGTAGCTACGAAAAATCGCAACCACCTTCTTCATAAATATGTTCTCCTGCGAGTCTTTACCAGTTTTCGACTGTATGCCAAGAAGCTTCTCTTTAACTTGACTAGCTTCATCCACAAGGACAGAAGAGCATACATTAGTGTAGCCAGAACGACGGCACTTAGTATAAAGCTGACCGAAACAACGAGGATCAGCTTCACAAGCAGCCATGTGCGTAAAGATGTCTTTTTGGAAAGCAAGGTATGATGGGTATCCGATATCAATTTTAGACCATTGTAGAAACATATAGTGTCTCCCTGTAATATACGTAGGTTCCCCATTATTGTAAAACCATACACCGTCACGCCTACGCTGAAACTCTTGTTCGACGTAAGAACGAAACTTGTTCCGAAACTCGGCAGGCTTTTCGAACCACTCATCCATACTGCGTATCCTACGCATTTCCTCTGGCATAGGTATGCGTTTCCACAGCTGCAACTTCTTTGGTTGGTTATGGAAGAGAATTTCCGATTTGCGCGGTTTCTTCGGTAGTACCACGAGTAACCCGTGGAGCTCGATAGTTTCTCCTTCTGTACCGTTAGGGTCGATTTTAATCCCCTTAGCTTCATAACCTTCTATGTCGATTAAATTAGACATCAATAACTCTGTCCGTGTGAGTTCATCCTTCCCAGCGAAGGTACGCCTTCTTTAGGGTTTTTAATCTCCATTTGCTCCCCGCATTCACACTGACCTTCTACATAGTAGGTCTCTCCGTCTTTTACTTTCATGGTAAGCGATCGCTCAAATCTTTCCTTACCGCATTCTGGACAATGTAAGTCTGGCATGTTGTTTAATTTAATTCCAATTTAGTACCCCCACCTGGAATCGAACCAAGATTGTCGGTTTAGAAGACCGAAGTTTTATCCGTTAAACTATAGGGGCAGATTACCTTTTAGTCTGGCGTGTTCCTCTCTGTGGCAATTAGAACAAAGAATGGAGCACTTGTCTAGCTCTTCTTTTACTTTATCTGAAAACGAAGTTAACCTAGCATTAGCTATGCTAAAATCCTTTTTTGACGGGTCTTTGTGGTGAAACTCTAAAGACCCATCATATTTGTCGTAACCACAGGATTCACACTTACCCCCTTTGTACTCTATGCATTTGCGTTTAAATTTTCGTTGACGCTCAATTGTTTGATCGCAAGTGCAAGACTTGCAATAAACTGAATTACCCTTTTTGCCCCTTCTGTTGTAGAAGTCATCTAGAGCCTTCTCTTGATTGCATCTAGGGCATTTTCTCTTGACCATGCAGCAAATATAAGGATAAAATATTTAATTCTATCCAACTGAGCTACTGGTGCATGTGCTCTCTCCAGGACTTGAACCTGGGACCTGCCGATTATGAGTCGGATGCTCTAACCGACTGAGCTAAGAGAGCTTAAAGTATACTTTTATGTGATCGGTCGTAACTGACTGATTATCAAAGTTATAGTCGTCCCAGTATATGAGTCCGCTCGCGCTACTTGGAGAATCTTTCTGCGAATCCTCCTGAGTAGTCTTTGTCTTTTTCGATTTCTCCATTGTCGTTTAGTTCTTTAACCATTTGTTCTAGCCTCTGGCGCTCCACCAAAAGCTCTTTACAGTCGATAGCAGTTTGCTTTATGGATTGGAGCTCGGCCTTACGCGCAGAGCCGCCCGCTTCGGGGTCTACTGGCTTTTTGACTTCCTCGATCATGTTATTAATAGCTATCTCCATACTTTGCATGAGCCTTCTAGCGGCGCTTACGGTAGTGAATTTAGACTTCGACATACATCAAGTCTTCTGTGCGGGTTCGGTAATACTCCTTACCTTCTATTTCAATTCTGTAGTCCATGTTCTTTTGAAAACCAACTACATCGCCCACCTTAAGTCCTATCTCTTCAATCCCAGAACTCGTAAATGCGACCTTACCTCTTGTTGGTAGTTTCTTTTCAAATTTAACAACCTCGATAACCTCCGACTCTTTAACCTTCTTTTCTTCGATAGGCTCAAGAAGGCTCCAACCCGCGAGGGGATGGATATTACCAGTATCGCTATCTTTAAAAGCAATAGCTTGATTATTGATAGCATGATCTTCATCATACTTGACAAGGTAGTGATTATCATTACCAGTAAGTGGCTGACCTTCATTGATAACCACGAGATGATGGAAGTAAAGCGTGTCTCCAGGCTTGACGCCAGTGTTGTACCTAAACGGGACAGCGACGACAGGACCTTCTGTAACTCTGTTTTGAAATTCATTGAATTTATTATCTATGTATAACTCTAGGCCACCACTAGTTGTGATGGTGTCTTTTACCGTCTTTTTTAGTTCGACGACAAACAAATTAAAAGTCTTCATTAATTAAAAGTTTAAATCAAATTCAAGCATACACGGCATCTCGTCTATGGATTTCCATAGCAAGGTACCTTCGTCGTTCTCAATATATACAAGATATCTCTTCTTGCCAAACTTATGCAGGTGATGTTCATCTTCCAGTATAGCGGATACGACACCCCTACCAGCCTTCATTCCGATGTAATAAGCCATGCCGTCTTTCGGTTCTTTACCGACGACAATCTTTCTAATAAGTCCTTCCATTTTAGTTTAGGGATATACCCAAGTCACCAAGGAGATCATCTAATGATTCGTCTTCCGAATACGCGGTGTCCATTACACTCTTTAATGTCTCTAGCTCCGATCTACTTTCTAGGTTAAAGCTGTACATCGTTTTCATTTCTGCGCTTTCGTCACCGTCCTCAACGGCATCAAAGTCTATCACCCCCACTACAATAGAGGCCAGGGTGCGGTCTTTCATTTCGAACTCATCAATCGTATCCTCCATCTTTTTGACGAGGGAATACATTTCGGCAAAGAAGAGGGTGTCTTTCGGGTTCATGATGTAAATTTGTTTAAGTCAAATATACGACACAATTCAGATGCCTAAGTCAACAGTTAAAAAGACAAGACTCTTTAGGGAGATGTCAAAGCTTCCAGACAAGTACGTAAAGAACAACCACTTAAAGAATTTACGTAGTGCTACACACGACTTCCTGGATAGCAATCCAGACCTTACTAGGTCTTACCTTAATTTAATGCTGTTCGTTTACGATTTGGAATTCTTTACTATATCGTGGGTGGCAGAGAACTACGGTATGTATAAAAAGAACCTAGCCGACAGAATGATATACCCGTTAGTATCTGGCGGGTACCTGTATAAACACTTCGATAAACTTACGCCGTCCCAGACTCTAGAGGATCACTTATTCCGTGATGAGACAAAATATAACTACAGAGTTCGCTATGCGATGACGCAGAAAGGTAGGCTAGCGGTACAGCGTTTTTATAACTCACTTTAACGCCCTTGCCCTTTATAGGCTTTCTTATAGTTTTTACTACGCTTATTGCTTGACGTCTTTGTCTTAGCGTGCACTCCTGGTCGAGAAACTTTGTTTTCCTCAGGTGCGAAATTGTTTAATTGCTTTGCCATTAGATTACTTTATAATAGGTTCCTTTTTCGTCTCTGTAAGCTCGCTTGATCTGATTCCTGTTCTTCCCTGACTCTTTATAAGAGACATGAACCCAGGCAGGGTTTTCGTCATCGCCGAACTCCCATATCATCTGATCCCACTCTAAGTTCTTCTTTATGAAATCGAATATCTCCGAGTTAGTCACCCCCCCATACATATCGGCGTCTATATCAATAGCCTCCCCGATCATATGCTGAGAGTATTTACTGCCCCCAATGGCTTTGTTTAATTCTTTTGATCGAAAACCAGAGGTAACCCCGATAGGTACGCCGAAGTGATCACGCACTGGTTGAAAGATATGGTCCGCTACAGCCTGGATATTGTTGATTGCCCACTGATCAGGGGTGTTATCTATCCCCCTTCGTGTCGCGGTGTTTGACTTCACTACTTCTTTTAGCGTTAGATTTTTGCTTAACCTCATTGAATTTATTTTTCTCTGCAATATACGCAGGGTTAATCCGCTTAAGCCTAGGGTTGAAGTAGTTTTTACTACCCATTAATTGTAAGCATCC